GATGCCATTGATGCCCTTCCCAATGCCGTCCACGCTTTCGGTGGTCAGGATGCTGTTTCTGGAGAGAATGGATTCATTAATGCTTCTGGACTTTTCGAGCTTGCTGGTGCTACTGAAACCAGCGGTTTGAATGCTACCAATCTCTGGGCTTCTGCTGGTACCCCCATGACTCCTTTCTCTAATGGTGCCGTTGCTGCTTCTACCGTCTCTGATGCCGGAACCTTTGTTCTTGCCGAGACTGCCCTTGACATGCACTGCTGGGGTGAGAACCCTGTAGTCACTGCTAAACTCCAACTCAATGGACAGGACCGCTTCTCTGAACGTGAGGGTTCTTATTTCGATGTTGTTCAGCCTTTCCAGCACCACACCCGTGCCCCTGACACTGGTATCAATGTGTACTCCTTTGCTTTGAGGCCTGAAGAACATCAGCCAAGCGGCTCGTGCAACTTCTCTCGCATTGATAATGCAGTGCTCCAACTTGTGCTTTCTTCCGGAACCGTTTCTGGAACTGCCACTGCCAAGGTGCGTGTCTATGCTGTCAACTACAACGTCCTAAGAGTTATGTCGGGCATGGCTGGTGTAGCATACAGTAATTAGGTTAGTTACAGATGTTGGTAGACCAACATTTTAAAAAATAAATTATAAAAAATAAAAAACTATAAAATTAAACTCATTATACTGTGCTAATACAAAAATTATATAATTATTTATAACTATATAATTAAAGGTTATCTGTATTTTTTTCTAGTTCTTGTTGCTTCTTTTTCTTTCGATGGTCTGCTAGTTCTTTTGCACGCATTTTCTTATATTCTTCGTCACCATATTTTTCCCTTAGTTTTTCTCTACGTTTTTGTTTTTTCAACCTATTTTTTTCTCGTTTTTCTTCTTCTGTTAATTTATTTTCATTTTTCATAATATTATTGTTGTTATTTCTAAAATTTTGTACTTTTTCCTTTATTTTCTCTCTAACGGATTCTATACCATGTTTCTCTATTTGACGTTGTCTATATCGTTGCTGTTTTGTTCGATTTAACTCCTTTTTATCTACCTTATTCAATTCATTAGATACATTTTGATTAAATGTATTATTTAATTCGGGTGTTTCTGTTATAAGATTATTAAAATAATATTGTCTTTCATTTTCAAAATCGTTTTTATGCTTTTCGAAAATTAATATAAATTTATTCATTAATTCTTCTAATACAAAATTTTTTTTAATGTAATTACATTCACCACAGCATGCTGTTATATTATCTAATATATAACCTTTTGTATTATCTATACGGTCAACGCCATTATTATGATTACGAGTATTCTGTTTCCCACATAGATAACAGTTTTTATTTATAATATTATAAAAATCGTCGGATGTTATTGTAAATTCAAAACCTTTTTTTATTGCCCGCATTCTATATTCTTCAAAGGAACTATTAAAATGGTCAGCAAAACATTCAGGATAATATCTTCCATTTATTTTTTTCTGGTATGTCAAAATATGTTCAACACGTTTTATAAATGTTTCATCACTTGTAGAACCTTTCATATAGTTACACATTTTACAGCAACTTACGCAATTATCTAATAAATATCCTTCATTTTGGTTTTTACGGTCAATTCCATTGAATCCTTTTAATTGTAAAACGCCACAATAATGACATTCTTTATTAACTATATCGCAATATTCTTCAAATTTAATTTCAAATTTTAAACCTTTATATTCCGCAGTCCTAACATAATTTGAATAGTTTATTTGTCGATTATTCTTTTTATTTTCGTTAGCTTCGACCATTTTTTCTGGATTTTTCTCTCTCCATTTCTTCGCTTGTTCTGCTTGCAATTTCCAAAATTCATCAACACCGAGAGTTTCTATTTTTTTTTCTCTAGAATCCATGGAATATTTTGCAACTTTTTCATAATTTTCTTCTTTCCATCTTTGTTTCACTTCAATTCTTTCTGGTTTTGCATCATTTATTCTTGCAACTTCATTTCTATGTTCTTTATCACGATTTAAATTATGAATTTTGTTATTTTCTCTACAAGACATACACGTTTTAGTAATAATAGAAAGGGCACCTACAAAATTATCAATATGCAATTCTTTACAACAAGTCGTGCAAAATTTGGTATTTATTACAGTTGCAGTTTCTTCTACTTTTTTATTTTCTTCACGCACTGAACTACGACGATTCCTATCTCGTTCTCGTTCCTGCTCTAGGCATTCTGGACATTTTGAATAATCATAATCTAATTCAAGTTGTGCACGACAACCACGATTGTAATTATAACAAATCTTTTTATTTGATTCAGTAGTCTCGTCAACAAATACACATAGTTGATGAATTCCACAATAGTTATTTTCTTTACTTTTTTTAAATTTGCAACCTTCTTTTTTACATAGCACAATTTTTTCCTTTAGTTTTTTTCGTTCAATCTTACCCCGTTCTTTACATTTTTCACAAGTTCTATCATCATTCTCAAAATGATTCATCTTTTTACAACCACTACAGAGTGTAAGATTTGCCAACATATCATCTGTATATTCATTCATATATTGATGATTTTTACAAAATCTAGAGTCATACAAACACTGAAAACGACAAGGTTCTCCTTTATAATCTTTTGACAGACATTTTGATTTTCCCATCTATATATTATATAGAGAAAATATTTCTAAGTATTTTTTACGTAAAAATATTAAATACTATTTATGCCTCAATTTTCTTGTATATGATTTTTACATTCTTGTGATTTTTCCTTTCGTTTTTGATAAGCAATTTTATTATATTCTTTTTTTCTCTCTTTTGAAATGGTACTATTATAGTCGGTTCTTTCTTTGTATTCATTTACCCGTTGTTTTATTTCTTCTTTATGATTTTCATAATATGTCTTGCTTCTGGATGGTGCAGTATATTTTTTAAGATGTTCTTTCGTGTCATTTAATTCTTTTTTTAACAGTTCATTTTCTGTTTTTAATCTTTCTATTTCTTTTATCAATTCCATATTACTCATTTTAGATAATAGTAATATTATGTTTATATTTTTTTTTGAATTGATAAAGATTATATATGTTTACTCCGGCAACCATCGGAGCAAAAAAAGGAAGATACGATAAAAATATAAAACTATGTCAATAAAAATCATATAAACGCATATTCGACTAATAATAATAATAATATAATGAATCGCGTTGACCAAATGAAAAAAATCCAATCGGAGGCATTAGAAATATTCACAAAGAAAAATATTGATTATGGAGATGCATTCGCAAAATACGGGGTGATCGGTGTATTAATGAGAATAGAAGACAAAATACAACGTTCTCTATCTATTACAAAAAATGGAGTGAATCTAGTAAACGACGAAGGAATAAGAGATACATTATTAGATTTGCATAATTATGCTGCAATGGCATTGATGCTATTGGACGAAAAGGATATAAAATAAAAAATATGAATTTATTTCAAAAGCAATGCTTATTATTTATCAGAAACCACATACCACAAAGGTTTTTCTCTTTTTTTCCACGAAGCAATTTTTTGTTTGTCTTTTGATTGATAGTAAATGCGATAAGACTCAATCGGGTCATCACGTTTGCATTCAACTGGCATAGCAAGTGCAAATGGTGTTAAACCACTAGAAGGAAATTTGTCCGCTGTAGGTGCATATTCTCTCAAATATTTGGCAACAATATATGATTTATGCATTTTTTCAGGAGGGTGTTCATAGCGAAATTTCCATTCATTATGCATAGCATCAACTAGATTTAATGTCCATAAATAGTTATCTAGTGATGTACGCATCCAAATAGTGACAGGATGGTTTTTATGTGCAATTTTATACAATTTAATTTTTTGACTGATTTCATTTTCAGGGTCAATGATTTGGATAGCAGTGCATAGCATTTGAACTGCTTCTAATATTATTTTGCTAACGTGTTTATCAAACATATATTCCGCACATTCTTGAAAATTCAACGAGAGAATAAATAGATTCATTTTGGTTGTTTTTATTTGTTGTTGAATTAAACCAAATTTTACAATCAATTTTTCTATCTTTTTTTCTATATTTTTAAAAAAAATATATATTTTTGTAAAAACTGCATAGAAACATAAAACATATCATAACAATAATAATGTCATTGTTTTGTTCAACAACATTACATACACAAAATGAATTATTAATGAAAAGTTTAATGGATTTTTATAAAAAAAAGGAGAACATTCATAAGATGATGAGAATTATCAATGGTGATTCAAAGATTTCGCTAAGAATAGTAGATTGGTTTGTTACCAATTTTGCCAAAAAATACTATACAGTTTATAACATAGATGATGGAAAGGATGCAATGCGTTTCAAAGTACACAATGATTATAAATTAAAGTTAAAGGCATATTCAAAACGTAGATTTGATGTATTTTGTAGATGGGAACGAATAACAGTTCCATATGATACAAATAATTATATTGAAACTACGATTGGACAGTTGAATTTTTTTAAATGGGCAATAGAGAACAAGATAATAGAATTTATTGAGGAAAATTATTCAGTTATTGAGGGTGATATGAATCATAGGAATAGTACATCTAAGAAAAGAACAACATTGGATTCGACTTGTTCTACAGATAGTGAAATTACTACCGATTCTTTGGATTCTATTGATTCCTTACATTCTGTAGAATCTAAAAATTCTTCAGAAGGCAGTTATACAAACAATAGTAAAACACGTAAAAAGAGAGAGGAATTATCAGTGTCTGCGTGTAAATGCATAAAAAAAGAAACAGTAAATATTGTTGTTAGGTTTAATTAATTTTTTATTTATAAAATTTTGCTAAAATGCATTTTTAATCTCTTTTCATACGAAGTATAAATATATTTATGCATGAATAGAAATTAATACGAAATATGTTGCGTAAAACTGAGTTCATATCTAGGAATAGCAAAATCTACAGGTTGTAAATATTTATCAATTCTCTCAATCCAATCGTGCAAGATTCTAGGGGAACTGTAAATATCAAGATTACCATCTAGTACCATTTTTTCTTTGGTAGAAACAATGGCATTCATCATATCATTGTGATAATTTCCACAATTTTCCAAATATTCTACAGGAATATTACTTTCGCCGTCACGAGAGCGAATTTTTATTCGTTTGTCGCATATATTAAAATCGGTATTTACATAAATAATTCCGTGGATAGGAAATTCACTAGCAAATGTATCAAACCATTTTTTATATATTTGGTAATTTACATCTTCAATAAATCCACTATCAAATAACATTTTTGCGAACACATATTTATCTGTATATAGAGAGCGTTCAGTAATAATAATGGCATCAGGATTTTCAGCACATGCTTTTTTCAACAATGCTAAACGTGAAATATATGCCATAATTTGAAACGGAAAAGAGTATTTAGATTGGTCTTGATAAAATTTTTGTAACATAGTAGAACCATCTGCATCCTGAATAGATTCCCATTCGTCTACTGGTTCTTGTAAAAAGATAATTTCAGATTTGTTTTTATAGTGTTTTTTTAGATAGGAAAGCAATGTGGATTTGCCAGAACCAATATTTCCTTCAATGGTAAAAATTCTTGGCATGATTGTTATTATTATTATTATTGAATATAATAATTTTATTGATGGAACATGTTTTCAATTTTTCATAAAATTATTTACATTGTTTTTTATTTTTTTTTCATTCTCTTTACTGTTACCTTTCTCCTTAGTAGTATCAGTAGTTGTTTTGTGTTGTATTTGATTTCTAGCGTTTTGATTTCTAGCGTTTTGATTTCTAATGTGCTTGCTGCTATATATACTTTGTTTATTTTTATCTTTTCTTCCTTTGGTGCCCTTAGATATGCCTTTTATTTTGAAATTGTCATCCATTATAATATTATAGTAGTAAAAATAATATTATAAAAATAATGTAAAAATTGATTCAATTTTACAAATAACAAATATATTATTGGTAATAAAGACAATAGAAACAACAATGACACAGCAACAATCTATTGTAAAACAATTACATATCAATCGTATTCTTCTTCCAGAGGATATTCAAAATGAGATTAAGAGTTATTGTATTTATGAATTCATAGTAGGAAAAACAAGAATACAAAAAAAGGAACTTGTAAAAAGTATTCAGGAATCATTTACATCTGGAGTTGGCGATGAATGGTTTCAGCAAGAAGAAGACCCGAAACTTTTCCTGTTTGCAACAAAAAATTGTATTCATCGTCCAACCATTGGTGTGCAATTACAAATGAGATTCTGTATGGATTGTGGAGACTATGTAACATGTTCAACATATGACCAAATGAATCAACTTATAGAAAAAATAAGATGTTCATGTGTGCCACTGAATCACTTTCAACACGACGACGACAATAATGATGTTCAAGATGAAGAGTATCATTACGATAATCAATATGATGATGGTTATCCTTATGACGAATAATAATGACGAATTATAATAACAAATCCACCCCTACTAATTATTAGATTTCCAGGTGCCAATATAGTCGTGTTTTGCATATTTACCAAAATATTGGCGATGTGGAAAATCTAGAATATGAACTCTATCGGGGTTATCATAATTCATATAGGCAAGAGTTACAAAATCAGGTCCAGTTGTTTTATAAACATAATCATCTGAATTAGCAATGTAATGTTTTATATAATTATTTACATTATTATGAATACTATCAACTAAATATTTAATAAATAAATTTTTAGGTTTAGCAGCAAGACCATATTGTCCAAGTAAGAAATATTGACCTTTAGAGCAAAAATTATTAAATCGATAGATAGAACAGGCATTTTCAACAATATGTTCATCAATTGGGAAAACCGAATCATACTTTAATAGGTCATCAAGTGGTTCTAATCCCATAATGTCTAAATCGAAGTAGAAACCACCAAAATGATAAATAGCAATATATCGGAAAAAATCAACTTTTTGAATATTTAAAGGTAATCTTAAAAAAGTATCATAATAATCAGGGTATTCATTTTTCAAAAAGATATCGATTTCATAATCTTTAAAGAATAAATATTCATAGGTAGGATTCGTACGTTTTAATGATTCGGTATATTTTGCAAACATAGATGGGTCTTTATTTGTCCATGTTTTCCATATTTGTATGATGCGTTTAGGAATCAAATCTGGTTTTTTTCCAGAAATATTTTCTAAATCATTGCCAATCGTATTATTTAATTCATCGGTTTTATCCTTTTTATTTATATTTTGTTGAAAGTTCTCTAATAGTAGGTTTCTATTCATGAATAAAAAAACAATACATACAATAAGAATAAACCAAACCAATAAATCTCTTGTATCCATTCTATATTATAACAGTATTTATAATATTGATATATTATTATTTTCTTGATTTTTTGGTGTTTCGTCCATATTTACAATATTGTTTTTGAGAGAACCCTTTTGGATGCTTACAATTTATACTTTTTTTATATTTTCTAGACCATTTACCACCAACTTTTTCTGTTTTTAGATTCAATGGTAAAGTATATGAAGCAGGATTTTGTCCAGTTGATTCTATGATAGGTATTGGAGTAGTAGGTTTGGCAGGAGTATTGCCAATACCGAATAATCTACTTATTATACTTTTTTTAGTGGCAGATCTAGACTTAGGATTATGTGGTGTTTCCATTATAACATAATAATATATAAAAAATATTATAAACGCAATTGCCGCAAAGGTTTGTATTTTAAGATATCCAGTTGTTTTTTTGTAGTAGGAAATTCATTGGAACCATAAATATCCTGCAGTAGCAACCATTCAAATAATCCACCCATATAAATAAAAACATTTGAAAATCCTAAAGATACGAGTTGTTTTGCCTTTTTTTCACAACAATCATCTCCAATGTTCTTCCCATAGATAATAAATTGTTTGCTAGAATAATCATAGTTTTGTAATAATTGATTGATAATGTTCTCTTCACTAATATAGGGGACTGTCTTTAGAATTAAACATTCTTGGTCTGTTGCAGGCAATGTATTAATAATAATAAAATCATCAGGATGTTGAATTGCGTACTGAACATCTTCAAAATTAATGTGTCTGTATGTTTTTTTAAAAATACCTGCAATAATACTATCCATTTTTTTAATAATTTTACAACATAATTTAATACATGGTTCTCTTCTATTTTATTTTTGTAATAGATTTTTTACAACATATTTTTGTATTTTATTCCCAAAAAAGGCAAAATCAAATATCCATCAAAAAGTGATAAAAATAGGTATATGCCAATAACATTTTAAAAATCTGTTCTCTATATGCATAAGACATTTCTAATTCACTTACACGTTTTAACAACCTATCCACAATATTATTATCTAATCGAAACAAAAGAAGACCACCTTCATAAGCACCAACCTTTGTTATAGAGTACAGTGTCATACCAGTACGTTCTTTTGGAAAATAGTGGTAATAAATACGCAATATATCGTTGGTTTTACCGTAGGTTCTCATTTTTTCAATAATATTACGCAAATCCACATATTTATCTTTCCATAATTCTAGGCGCGTTTCAGTTTCAATATATGAAAAAATATGCAGTTTTAATTCATCGGGTAATTTGTCTATGTTCTCCAACTCCATTCAAACATATATTTTTTATAAGGAACTATAGTATAATATTATACAATAACGATAGATAATATCTATTGCAAAAATAATATAGAAAATTGAAATAGAGAATGCTGTTGTAAATTAATGTATAATCAATTGTGAAAATAGAACCAAAATGGATTTAACGCAAAACAAATTATTACGTGAAGAATGGGAGAGTATAGAGACACCAGTAAGTGTTCAAGAAAAACAAATCTTGAAACTTATGATGGATGGTTATAGAGATGTGTCTATTTCAACGAATTACACACAATCAATGTTCTCTGTTATAAAAGTAGAGAAGACAGTAGAAACAGAATTTTATTTATATCAAAAATATTTTGCGGATATAATTGCAGGGCATATTAATAAGACACAATTGAATTATAATTTAAAAGAAGTGGGTGTTGCAATAAAACGTTTAAAAAGTGCGGACTCAATACGATTACAAAATATGGATAATAATGTGCAACGCAGTAAAGATACTATATTTGAATATCTCCTGATTGAATTAGGTGGTAATTTAATAAAGAATATGAATAAGAATAAAGAGAGAGTAGCATTTTATTTATATACGCTTTTACAGTTAAAAAAGACGACAATTTCAAATGTTAACAATTACGTTCTCCAATTTGTAGATTATTTAATAGATATTTTTCAAAAAAAGATAGATGTATGCAGTATTGTTCTCCAATCCTATGAGATTATTGAGAAAAATCCATTCGTCTTTAAATATGAAGATATCAAACTATATTCTCATCAAAAACAATTATATTCTATCTTTAATAAAACATTAGAAGACAATCCTAAATTAGTTTTATACACGGCACCTACTGGAACAGGTAAGACAATATCACCAATCGGTCTATTAGCAGATTATCGTGTTATATTTGTATGTGTGGCACGCCATATTGGATTGGCACTAGCAAAGTCAGCAATTTCAATGGAAAAGAAGGTAGCATTCGCATTTGGTTGTGATACAGCATCGGATATTCGTTTGCATTATTTTGCAGCATCCAATTATACTAAAAACAAGCGTTCAGGTGGTATTGGAAAGGTAGACAATAGTGAGGGTTCTAAGGTAGAATTGATGATATGTGATGTGCATTCCTATATAACCGCAATGCATTATATGTTGGCATTTAACAGCGATCGTTCAAAGATTATTACCTATTGGGATGAACCGACAATTACATTGGATTATGAACAGCATTTCTTGCATGAAACGATACATAAAAATTGGTCAAAGAATTTGATACCAAATATGGTGTTGTCTTGTGCAACATTACCGAAAGAGGAAGATATCCAACCAGTAATAGACGATTTCCGTGAAAAATTTGACAATGCAAGTGTCCATACAATTACAAGTTTTGATTGTAAAAAGTCAATACCGATTTTAAACAAGGATGGATATTGTGTGTTACCGCATATGTTGTATCCTGAGTATCAAGATTTGCAGAAATGTGTAGAATATTGTAACAATAATCGAACACTGTTGCGTTATTTTGATTTACGCGAGATTCTAGTATTTATTGAATATATCAATGACCATAGGTTAGTGGGTGATGATTATTTATTAGATAACTACTTTCATGGAGAAAAGGTGGAGAACATTACAATGGATTCTATAAAAATATACTATTTAATGTTATTAAAAAACATATCAATGCGACATTGGAATATAATATATAATTATGTGACTGCCAATCAAAAACGTAAATTTCAACCAAATGTTAAAAAGATGTATAGTTTAGATTCATCATCTATTTCAAAATCTTCACAAGGTAATAAATTAGAACGAACCAATAGTGTTTCGTCGTCTTCTATAACGCAAAATCCAGCAGCAGTGGAAAAAACGCAAAATACAGCAACAGCAGGTATTATGTTGACTACACTAGATGCATATACATTAACTGATGGACCAACTATTTTCCTAACAGAAGATGTTAAAAAGATTGGAACTTTCTACGTGCAACAATCAAATTTATCCAGCACAATATTTCAGCATATTTTAACAAAAATCACAAGAAACAATGATATTATGAAGCGTATAGAGATTCTAGAAAGCACGCTTGCAGAGAAACAAGAGAAGTCATTTGATGATACTAGTAAGGCACACAAGTCATCATCACTCATATCAAATTCTAAATCAGATAAGGGTGCAGGAATGAGCAGTGGTTCAGAATCATCACGACTTACAAAAGAGTCAGAAAAATTATTAGATGAAATAAATATGTTACGTAGTCAGATTATGAGCGTATCATTAGACCCAAGTTATGTACCAAATACGAAACCACATCAAGAAATCTGGGCACCGGGTGGTGCTATACATAAAGCAGCATTTGTAGCATCTATTGATGAGGATACAGCAAAACAAATAATGACATTGGATATTGAGAACAATTTGAAAGTATTGTTGATGTTAGGTATCGGGTTATTTTTAGAGAAGGCAAATGTATCCTATATGGAACTAATGAAGAAACTAGCATTAGACCAGCACTTGTTTATGATAATAGCATCAAGTGATTATATATATGGAACAAACTATAATTTCACACACGGATTTATAGGAAAGGATTTAACAAATATGACACAAAATAAAATTATGCAATGTTTAGGGCGTATTGGGAGAAATCGTATTCAACAGGAATATACCGCGCGGTTTAGAGATGATACTATGATAAAACTGCTTTTCCAGAGTATTGACCCAGAAAAGAATCGTGAAACAATTAATATGTGTGCGTTATTTACAACGGATGAGCAAGATAAATAATGATAGAATGTATTTATATGTGGGATAAAAGTATAATATAATAAAAATATTTTTCTATTGTTATTATATCAAAGAGAACCGAGAACCTTTATAGAGAATCTATAAAAAAAATGACAGATTATGTAGTATGTATTCCATCCTATAAACGTGCCGAATTATGTAATGAAAAAACATTAAAAACATTACATCACCATAAGATACCAGCAAGTAAAATTCATGTATATATAGTAAAGGAAGATGAGGAAGAATATAAGGAGAAATTGGACGCAAAATATTACAATCAGATCATTGTAGGAAAAAAAGGGTTGGTTCCCCAACGTAAATTTATACAGGAACAATTTCCAGAGGGCAAACATATAGTATTTTTTGATGATGATATTGGAAGTATTGATTTAAAAATGTCGTCACTATTCAAAGGACATTCACTAGATTATTTTTTTAAATACGCATTTGACCAATGTAAGAAAAATAGTGCCTATATTTGGGGTGTATACCCCGTGTTTAATCCTTTTTTTAGAAAATCACGCAAGGAAATGACTACTTGCCAGACGTATATTGTAGGTGCATTTTATGGTATTATAAATCGACCCAATCTAAAGGCAATTGAATTGACAATAACAAAAGAGAATGGACAAAAAGAGGATGTAGAACGAACTATCAAATATTTTAAACATGATGGTATTGTTTTGCGATTCAATCGTGTAGGTTTTGAGACAAAGTATTATGGTAAGTCGGGAGGGTTAGGAACATTTGAAGCACGTTTGAAACCCATGTTAGAGGCATCACAGCGTTTAAAAAAAATGTTTCCTGAACATGGTGAAATATCGACAAAAAAACATGGTATGACAGAGTTTAAATTAAAAAAGTTGCCTTCAAAATTTGAATTAGTGAATGAGGAATCAAAACAGGCAAAAACCCGAAAAATAAAAAAGGGTGGAAAGAATGCGAAAACAGAAAAAAAGCGATAGAAATACGGTGGAGATTAGAGAACATTCCATAAACAATGTTCTCTAAAAGCAGGAAAATTGAATCCTTTTTCTTATTGTAAATCAAAAACATCAAAAACCAACCAAGAATAATAATGTCTCTTTCTCGTACAAGACGCTTACGTATAGTTCCTGGATTACTCCAAACTATACTGCAACCCAATCCTGCCGAAAAAAAAATGCTGCCTTATTGGGAAAATCTTCCTATGGATCTCGTCCATAGTATTATGGAATTTGCGAACTATAAAAATAGGAATGGAATGTTTATGTCTCAGATAGAAAAAAGTGACCCTAGATGCCTTATGTTAAATGGTAGGGTTTTTTGGTTTAGTAAAGAACTGTATAATGGGAGTAATACAATCTTTTGGTGGCGTAATGCAGAAGATCGTAAAAAAATTCGTTTACGGGTTAGAATACAAAACGGTGCAATAACAACTCTTACTATTGAATTTGAAACATATCGCCGTCTTTTAAGAAGACATGAATACATTCCAAACAATGTAATAAAATTTAAGAATACATACGTTATTTGAATGGAATGGTGCCTTACCAAAAACAAAAATATGATTTTGTACGTATTGTATATATTTTTTACCGTATACCGATAAATATACCCTTATAGTATAATGGAAAAATTACCGATTTATTATATTTTATTTACCTTTTCCTTTTTATCATTTTTCTTTCATTTTTTTACTAGAGAGAACAAGGATATTTCAAATGCACTTTATTTCGCAAATATGTTCTCGCTGTTAGGATTTTGCATAATGACATACGCATTCCCTACTTGGTTTTATTATAGATTTGAACGTTTGTTTGAAATAAACATATATTTGTTTAATTTCATTGTTATTGCATTGCATATTGCACCATTGTATTTATTTAGAAATAGAAATACAATAGATAAAATGAATCTAGTAAAAACAATCATCTATTTTTGTGCATTGTTATCACTCTATCTGGTTTGTTTTTATCCCATAGTAGAATTGGTATATCCATTTACGATAGAAAAATTGTTTATAATGTCTCTTTTTTTGATGGGAGTTTGCAGTATTATTTTTTATTATGACGTCTTGACTTTCTACGAGTCTTTCTAGAACGTCGTGATTTTCTTTTTTTACCACCTGCAAAAGGAGGTGGACAATGAAGTTCTGTTAAATTATTTAAAAAATCGTCTTTACTTTCCAAACCATTATATGCTCTGTTACTCCATATGTTTTCAGCAGACCTATATTCAAAATATTCAAAATCTCGCTTTTGAGGAATTATATTAGTTTTAAGTGTTATTTTGTTTATATAAATATCAATCTTTTCATTTTGTGAATTAAAAGTAGAATAGTATGTATTAGGTTTAAGTTTTATTGTTTTTCCATTAGGTTTTAATAATATATTATCATCAGATATACTCATAATAGTTAATTATATAATAACAAGATATTATTTTTTATTGCGGAGTTTCTTCATGGTCATATTATGTCTATCTCTAAATTTACGGGTTTTTCCCTTGGTTTTTAACCAAACATTTCGTCGTAAATAACAAACAATAGATAGACGCACAGCATCATTGTCTTGTTTCACAATAGGTAAATTCGCGTGTGGTTGATGGACATCCATAAATAGCATATCGCCAGTACGCACATCTACACCAATACCATATTGTGGAAAACATGTCTCGCCACCAGTATATTTACCTTCTTCAATCACTGCTAAATTACCAAATCCGTCTTCATCATCTCCTTTATCAGTATGTATAGAAGTTTGATTATTTACATTGGTTGTAATGGTAGTAAAAGAAGTATTTGGTATTTTAAACACAGTCTGGTTTGCCTTTCTGCGTTGTAATTTATATTGTTCAGGTGTTAATTTCTCATAAAGATGGTCAATATCTTGTATAAGAGGAATAGTTTGTTTATACATTTCAGGATATTCCTGATTAAACCGACATTCACGCACATCTACCATTGGTTTAAAATGTTTCTTTCTAAAAATAACTTTTTGTGAAGGACTCCACTTATCAAAATAACCAAAAATATTAGACATAACACCTTTATCTTGCGCAATTGTTTTACCACCACTAGCATTTCCGCGCAATTGTGAAATGTTTTTTGCAAATTTTATTATATTGTCATAAAAGAGTTTTGTATGTGTTGTTGGCAAAACACCTTTCCTAAATCTGATTAATAATTTTCCGTCGGCAGTATAAACATCCGCATCATGGTCAATAATGTTTTTAATATGGTCACGTTTAATAAAGGTGCTAATTTTACCGCGTAATTTTTCATCATCATAATCTTTATCAACTGTATAGATTGTTACATCACCTTCTTTTTCTTTTTTAATAATCATCCTTTGCTATATTATGTGTATATAAATATATAAATATATAAACAATATATATATTTTAATCTCTATTCGTTCATAAATATATTTATGCGTGAAAAGGATATAGGCAATCCACATTTATGCTTCGCATCACCCATTTGGATTAAGCAAAGCAATAAAACACGGATAGAATATGGGTTTTCTAATTGAATTTTATCAAAATGGATAAAATTCCACGGATATGATGTAGAAATTGGCATGTCTCTATATAGAATACCTTACTAAACAAGGTAAAGTATGCTATGCACATTTCTTAGAAAAATCACCAAGAGAGATTTTTATCTTTCGAGATTTTCGATAACGTTTCGAATTTTTACGTGATTTATTTTTTTTATTTCGACCAGTTCTTCGTTTTCCGCCTAAAAAACTATTTATTACACGATTAACACCAGTACCAGCAGGACCAATATTATTTTGTGTTACTCTATTTATTCCAATTACTCCATTTATAGGATTTATTAATATTCCAGTACTAAATTTCTCATCATTTCTAACAAAATTTTTAATTCTCAATGCTGTTCTTGGAATTCCATTTTCGCTTAAATAACTATCAAGTTCGCCACGAATCACATCTCCGTCATTAATATAAAAAGTATACCTCTCTCCAACCCTTAGATTATTTACATCACATTCAATTTCATGACTCATTTTATACAATATAATAAGACAATTTTTATAATTTTCATAGTTTATACTAAATATATATATCCTGTTTTATAAACCTTGTTTATAATTCACAACATAAGGATTCTCTTTCAAGTTATCATAAATATCTGCCGAATTACGATCCATTTGAATACCTGTATATAATTCACGTTGTCCTTGCATTCTACCCATATTTCCCATATCAGGTGTAAGTGGATACAATGTTGCACCTGCAATTGGACGATTATTCTTCAATATATCATCACGATGTGCTTCGTGCATATTTATTTCATTATTAAATTTATTGGTATTTCCCTGTACCATATATCCCTTTATTGTTGAACTCTTGATATCATTGTTTCGCTGATTATATTCTGCCTCATAAGATTTCATTTGACGAGTTCTTTCAGCAGCACCCGCATTACCTGCGTAAAAGAAATCATCAGTAGTTTGACGATTTGTAGCAGTCAATTGACTTCCAGTAACAGTATGTCCAGCATTTTGATTATTACGGTCAGTTTGTAAATGGAATTTGGAATTCTCAGTGGTTTCACGGATAGTAGTAGGAAGACGGTCAGCAGGATTAAATATATAGGATTCACTCACACGGGTGCCAGGGTTTTGGTAAGGACGCAAATTGCCGATAACATTTTCACGGCGTGATGGACGTAAAACATCTAGCAAGGGTGCTACTGCTGCTTTTAAACCACCACTAACCATACCAAAATAATCATCTTGATGATTCGCACTTCTATTGTTAGGATATGCCCGTTTTGCTTTGATTTCATAATCATTATCAGTAGCATATTGACGTCCATTCGCATTTGCACCCGCAATGGGTAGCGCGCCTAGTTGAATATTATGACTAGGCATATATTCACCAGGAACATATTCTGCTTCAACATGTCGTCCAGCATTACCGATGTAATCAGTGGCAGTTGTCATTCGTGCAGTTTCACGGTCATTAGGTATAGCACGCATAGTTTGACCCTTTTCAAGACCAGTAGTAGTAAAGAATCTATCAGAACCCATTTCAAATGCGGTATCGGGGCGATTCTTTTCTACTCTACCAATATCTGCTTTCTTCTTAATATAACTTTCTGCGGGACCCTCATGACCATATAGTCCAATTCCACCTGGTTTAGGTTTATTCGCAACACGTAAATCATCTACGCCTTTGTCTACCCAAGAGTCACGCATCATCATACCCGAATTGTATCCATTTGACCCCTGAGTAGTATATCCTAACCCTAAACCAGGTGCAACACGTTCTTCATCAAAAGGTTTCACATTTGCCATACGCATACTAGGATTTACGCGTGATTGCATAAAATCACTGGTATTAGGTGCACCAAAT